TATGGCAGATTGATTACAACCAAGAGTTTATTGATTACCTAATGAAAAATTTAAGTGAGTTTGCAGAATGTTTGCTTAAAGGTAAAGCAAATGGCCTAGTTGATAAACCTGATAGATATCAAGGAGATATTGATGAAAGTATCAAATTAATTAAGGAGTACAAATATGAAACAAGTTAATAATGAAAGTATAGCTATTTATGAAACACATGACTATTCTTTGTTCAAAAAACTTAATGGTAATAGAGATATAGACAAAAATCACTTAGAAAAAATTATAAAATCAATGAAAAAAAAATATTTGCCAATTCCTATTATTGTTAATGAAAAGTTTGAAATAATTGATGGACAACATAGAATTGAATCTTGTAAAAAATTAAAATATCCGATCAATTATGTTGTTATAAATGGTTGTAGATTAGATGATGTTAAACTTCTAAACTCAAATTCAAAACAATGGTCTTTAAAAGATTACTTAAATGCTTATTGTAAAACAAAAAATAAAACATATATACAAGTTAAAAAATTTATTAATGAATATGGTTTTTCTATTGTTGATTCTCTTACAATGTTAAGTAACACTAAAAGCAATCAAGGTATAGATCAAATTAAATTTAAACAGGGCATATATGAAATAAAGGATATTAATAAAGCTAGAGAAATAGCTGAAAAAATGTTGGAAGTAAAACCATATTTTGACAGGTATAAAACTAGATCTTTTTTCTTAGCTATGTCAGAGTTATTTCATAATAAAAATTATAATCATAAAAAATTTATACAAAAGTTGTCAGCATATCCGACAAAACTCAGATGTTGTAGCAATAAATATGATTATTTAAAAAACATTGAAGATATTTTTAACTTCAATCAAAAGAAAAAAATTAGATTATTTTAAAGGAGAAGTTTAATGTCAGATAAAGAATTTTGTAAAGGTTTGTATTTTAATGAAACCGATCTTACAAAAAATATAGAAACTAATCAGAAACAATTTATATTTTTTAAGGTTAGTATTAGAAAAAAAGAATTAATCGAGTATCTTGAAAGTCAAGACAATGATGATGATTGGATAAACATAGATGTCAAAAGAAGTAAAACTAATAAATTTTATGGAGAAGTAAATACATATAAACCTAACAATGATAATTATAACCAAGATCAAGACAACGAAAAGAGAACAGGAGAAACTGAAAATGTATCAAAACATTTAAAAAAATGGCAACAAGAACAAGAAAATAAACAAAAAGAACAAGCAAAAAAATGGCAAGAACAAGAAAATGAGCAACAAGAAAGCAAAGATGAAATACCATTCTAGGAGAAAAAATGAGTAGCAATACAGGAGAATGGTGTTGTACTGAATGTAATTCATACAATGCCTACCAAGAAACATTTAATGATGATGAAATAGGACACATTATGGGTTGTCAAGATTGTGGCTATTATGATGTGTATAGAGAAAATGCAGAAACAGGAGAAGTAATCGAGGATTATCAAGGTTATAAACATGAGTATGCACAAGAAGATAGACAGGAGAGAAAATGAGCTATTACCAAAAGAATAAGGAAAAAATAAACGCAAAACTAAGAGAAAAGAGAGCAAATAGCCCTGATCTTTTAGAAAAAGAACGACAAAGATATCATAGCAATCCTGAAAAAGCTAAATTAAGAAGTAGAATTAGAAGTGTTAAGGGCAGATTAAGTTATGAAATGCTCTCAAAAGCTAAGAAATTAGAGGTTGATAGGAAGATTGAAAAAATGTTCAATGTTAAAGTTGAACAAAACAAAATATTCCTATAATATGTATTAATGAGCAGATAACGACTGCTCGGCTATGGGATAGATAGGGACGCAATGGTGTAGGTATACCGACTGCGATTAATGATATGCAAACAGAAGCAGACCAAGCATACACCTATCTATCCTTAATTAACAGGAGATATAAAATGATTAAAGAATATCAAAGCACGATTACTGTTTCATGGAGTTGTAATAATCATGAAGCAAAATCTAAAAAAGAATATATACAAAAAGTTAAAGACCAATTTCATGAGGAGTTTGGTATTCATTTAACAGATAGTGAAATAACAGATATAGAGCAAATAAATTAACAGGAGATATAAAATGCAGATAGAAAAAGCTAATTGGTATGACCATAAACCTAGTGATGACAACAAAGGATATATCTATGGCATATATTATATACAAGATGAAGAAATCGAAGAAGTCCAATGGTTCAAAAGCAAAGCAAAAAGAGATAAAGACTTCAACGAATGTATAAAACTAGGATATAAACCAATAAATTAACAGGAGATATAAAATGCAGATAGAAAAAGCTAAATTTACGTTGGTACAACCTAAAAAAGTTTTTTATAAAATAAAAAAAATGATTTGTTTTGACGAATACACATTTTCAACAATTATATTTAAAAGTGTTGATTGTACAAAACTATCTCGGTTGAAAGAAATAGTTAATGATTTTGTTAAGGAACACAATTTAGATATAAACAATTTTATAGAACCTAAAGTGTATAGAAATAAAAAGTACATTGGCTATTTTTCATATAATGCAAGATTTTGGCGAGAAAAATATCCATATCATGAGGATTATCAAGGTTACGACCACTACTATGCACAAGAAGATAAAGATAATAAACAGGATAACAAATGAGTAAATTAAATAAAATAGAGGGATATTGTTTAGAAGTCATGAAAGAATCAACAAACTTTCTTAATAATAAATTTAATGATGATTCTACAGACACAAATACACATACCGAAAAGCTTAAAATGGCACAGGAAATTCTTGATATTATTACGAAAGAATAAAGACGCCCTCCCTCCCTCTAAGATATAATTAAAAAAGCTAGATAGGTTAGATTTCACCTCTCTACTATCTAGATAGGAAAGCAATACATATCATTAGTATGGGTTGCTTTCCGTTTAATTAAAATATTATATTGACATAATATATATCTATGTTAATATTATATTAATTAACTATGGTTTCTAGCTAGTATTGATAGGTATGCTGGTAACCCATAAGAGAGGTAAAAAAAATAATGAATATAGAAAAAATAAAAAACAGAGTAAAAGAAATAAATGAAATACTAAGCAATGGAGATTGGCATTTAATTGATAGCACTTCTTTATTAAAAGAGAGAAATGAGAAGGAGTTTTTAATTAATAAACAAAATATTTATGTTTCATTAAGAGGCGATAATAAATATTATAACGCTTATCAATGCAAAAATTTTGCAGAATACATTAAAAAGAATGGTTTTAATAGATATAAACCAAGTGATATTGATGATATTTATTTTGATAAGCATAGTATAACAATACGCTTAAAATCTACCGCAGAAACTGATATTAAAAGATTTGAAACATCTAAAGAAATGCTAGGTTTTGTCGCTGGTTTTAATTTATGCGTAAGTCTATCAAATAAAGCGTAAAATATAACCTTGTTATATTAGACCGGTCTAATGATAATCATCAAATCAAAATCAGCGAGAAACTAGCTAGAGGCGTTATCTCTAAAGGATAATATAAAAGCTTTGCTTTATATTGGACCTTTCATTAATTAGACTATTACAAGCATTTAGGGGAGTGGAAAGACGTACCATTCCCCACACCCTCACGCCCTAAACCTTTTAAATATTGCCCTTGGATACTGGAGAGAAGGTCCTTCCCTTCCCTTCCCTTCCTTTATAAATTAATAAAAATACACACAAATATTCATTGTTGTTTTTTTTGCAAAAAATAATTGAAATAATATATTGACATAATTAATTTAATATGATATAATGGGGGTACAATAAACAAACGAGGTGGAAACATGAAAGAGAAAAGATATAACATAGGCGTTGATGTAACATACGGAACTTACGTGGTGGTAGACGCACCGAGCTTGATAGAGGCTAAGATTCGAGCAAAGAAATTGGTTGAGTCAGATATTAGCACACCACGAGGCACACACTTTATTGGCATAACAACACATAGCGAGGGGGAGGCGTAAGCCTCCTTCCCTTCCCTCCCTTTTTTTTAAAAAATTCCCTCCCCTCCCTTCATAATAAAATATGCACACAAAATGCAACTAACAGCTGGATTGTTCCACGTGAAACAATTTGAAATAAAGTATTGACATAGATAATATCTATGTTAATATATACACATAAACTAAATAAACGAGGTGAAAAAAATGATTAGAACTAAAAAATCAAGAAGATTAGAGCATTTAAAAAAATGGCTGATGACGTATTTTAAAGAATACAGGGTCAAATTTTACATTGCCGGAGAACTAGAAGCTAGTGATTTTACAGTTGATTATGCTGACTGTCATGTCGAAGAGTGGATAGACGATTGGAAAGACGCATATCTTGCATTAGAAGCTGAAGTCTATGATAGATATGTAGGCAGACATCAATGCTTTTGGGCAGATGTTCATGTCTGTAATTCTGACGGCTTTCCTCATCAAATAGAATTTGACACTGATTATATGCACTATGATTTCAAGCATGGCTCAATTCATGATGTACATGATGACGAAGTAGACAAGCAAGAAATTCATAATAAAATATTTGATGAAGTTGTTGAAAATTATATATCATATATTTTTTAGAGGGCTTCACCTCGAAGGACCTAGGGCTTATTGCCCTAGGTTTTCTTTTGAGTATTTTTTGAAGCAGTCCCAAGCTTGTTTGTCGCTAATCGGTCTAGCAACAGGGGACATTAGAGGGCAGTTGTCATCATGTTCGATAGACCAAACTGCGTGGCATATCTCATGCAAAACAACCTGTAAAAGTTTGTCGGCAGATTTATCAACGTCAATCCAAATTATGCAATCGCCCATACTAGCAATGCCTAAGATATTATGTCTAGCCTGACCGACTCTTACATCAATGCGAGGAAGACGATTGATTTTATTTGCTTGATAAATAATGTCAATAACTTGTCTTCTGATTTTATAGACTTCATTATTCATTCTGAAGTTTCTAAAGTCTTTTGTCTTTGTTCTGTTCATTTTGTTCACCTCAATAATAATATTAACATAGTATATATGCTATGTCTATATTATTATACATCTATCCAGTACCTATGATTCTATGACCCTATGACCCCCTTGTGTGCATGTCTGTATATATATATATTCTCTCCACACTATGGGGGGAAAATTAGGTTCATGTCTAAAAAAAAATCGAGCCTACGGCATAAACACTACATCTTGTGTCGCCCCAGATACATAACACAATATCTTGACATAACATAAAAAAAATAGTTATTATTGACATAAGGACAACTATGCCTAAAATCTTATGTCAGAAACCAACCCACTCGAACAATTATCCGATGAAGAATTACGTGAGCTAGTCAAAGCTTACAACGCCATAGAAAAAGATGAGAAAGAGTATAAGTTGTATTATTACAGCCCATACGACTTCCAGACGAGATTTCATCAAGCAGGTAGCTATGCCAACCAAAGATTGCTCATGGCAGCAAACAGGGTAGGCAAATCCTATGTGGGGGCTATGGAGATGGCAATGCACTTAACAGGACAATATCCTAAATGGTGGAAAGGCAAAGTATTTGATAAACCCATCAAAGCATGGGTGTGTGGTGCGAGTAATGAAACCACTAGAGATATCTGTCAGAAAGAACTATTTGGGCAACCTGACAACCCTAGAGATAAAGGTAGAGGGACGATACCGAAACATCTCATTGGAGAAACGACAAGGAAACCTGGCGTACCAAACGCTCATTCGTCAGTACTTGTAAAACACAAAACAGGGGGTTGGTCGAGGGTTGCCTTCAAAGCTTATGAAATGGGTGCTGAGAAGTTTATGGGTGAGAGTATAGATTTGGTATGGCTTGATGAAGAGCCAACACAGGATATCTACTCACAATGTATTACTAGAACGCTAGACAGGCAAGGACAGGTCTATTTGACCTTTACACCTGAATCAGGCATGACAGAGGTAGTACAAAATTTTACGACTGATTTGAAGCCATTACAGGCTCTTATAACGGCTGGTTGGGACGATGCCAAGCATTTGACCGAAAGCATGAAAACACAGATTTTAGAAGCCTTACCACCTCACGAAAGAGAACTGAGGTCTAAGGGTGTGCCGATGATTGGCTCAGGATTAGTATTTCCAATATCTGAGGACAATTTAACTATTGAGCCGTTTGCTATACCAGAGCATTTTGCACGTATTGCAGCAATTGACTTTGGCTACGACCACCCAACAGCAGTTGTTTGGGTAGCATGGGATAGAGATGAGGATATTGTTTATATCTATGATTGCTACCGAATGGCAAAACAAACACCGGATTATCATGCAACTCACATCAACGAAAGAGAAGGTAGTCATTACATTCCAATAGCTTTTCCTCACGATGGCTACCAGCATGACAAAGGCTCAGGGATAACTCTAGCAGAGCAATACAGAACAGCACATGTCAATATGCTGCCGTTTCACTTTGAAAACCCACCAGCTATGGGGGAAAAGAAAGGTGGCAACAGCGTTGAAGCAGGATTGATGGAGATGCTTACACGCATGGAGCAGGGTAAATTTAAGGTTTTTAACACTTTGTATGATTGGTTCGAAGAGTATAGACTTTATCATCGCAAAGACGGCAAGGTAGTTAAAATAAGAGACGATTTAATGTCGGCAACACGTTATGCTGTAATGAGTTTACGTTTTGCAGATGTTGAAAAATCAAAATGGCACAAAGAAGGGCGATTAGGTCCTGATGTAGCCATTGTATAAGTTATGAATGTTAATCTAGCATTTATTATTGGGTACATTATTGGGATGATTCTCTACATATTCGTACCCTACAATTAACAACAGGAGAAATATTATGGCAGGTCAATTAATACCAATGATAGGGTCAGTCGGAAGATTGATTATGAAAAACAAAAAAGCAAGACAAGCATTAGCAGGTATGGCAGGTGGTGCATTAGGTTTTTTAGGAGGTAGAATGGCAAAACCAAAAGCACCTAAGCAAAAGGCAGTCAAAAGGTCTATGCGTTTCAACAAAGACCTTGCAACTACTACTGAAGCAAGGGCTACAGGAAAAATGGCTGAATTCAATAGAAAAATGAGAGAAGGTCATAAAAAAAGAGGCATTAAAGTTAATAAGAGAGGACGAGCTAGTCTTAGATAAAATGACTGATGAAAAACCTACGCTTTGCAGAACGCCAACTTCTATGGCGTTTAAAATACAAGATTTAGAAATCAAAATTATTGAACTCGAAGAAAAATTAAAAAATTTAGAAAAAAAGGAATCTCATGGCAAAAAAACCAAAAAACATGTCAAATGACGAGTTAGCTTCACATTTATCACAAGAGATTGAACAAGCTACAGGACACATGAATAGTGAGCTTTCAAGCCAAAGAGAAGATTCTATGAAGTATTATCTTGGCGAGAAGTTTGGTAACGAGATAGATGGTAGGTCAGAGATTGTAACGACAGATGTAAGAGATACAGTAGAGTACATTATGCCTAGTCTAATGAGGATATTTACGACTCATAACAATATTGCTGAATTTGAGCCACAAGGACCTGAAGATATCGAGATGGCACAACAAGCTACTGATTATGTAAATTACGTATTTAACAGGCAAAACAACGGCTTTAAGGTGTTATATGATGCTTTTAAAGACGCACTTATTAGCAAAACAGGTATTATTAAACATTATTGGGAAGAAAAAACAGAAATATCTACAGAAAACTATACCAATCTTACTGAAATAGAATACCAATCTATATTAGCAAATGATGAATTAGAGGTTCTACAACACACAGAAAGAGTTGCACAAGAAGCTATGATTGATGCAAACGGCATAGAAATAAGTCCAGAGGTTGTAATACACGATGCAAAAGTTAAACGCACAAAAACTGGTGGTCAAGTAAAAGTCGCATCTGTGCCACCAGAAGAATTTTTGATATCAAGAAGAGCAGTAGATATACATAGTGCAAATTTTTTATGCCATAGAGTAAAAAAATCCGTAAGTGATTTAATTTTAGAAGGATATGACAGAGATGTTGTAGAAAATCTGCCTTCTTATTCATCATCAGATGCAGAACTTAACGAAGAAAGACTAGCAAGATTTAGTTTTGACGATGACTCAGTACCACCATCAGAAGAGGAAGGGGCAACCAAAAAGGTTTGGCTCGATGAATGTTACATACGCATAGACTTTGATGGCGATGGTATTGCAGAGTTACGCAAGATAACCAAAGGTGGTAATGAGATACTTGAAAATGTAGAAATTGATTATATACCATTTTCTGCTATATGCCCTCTGCCAATCCCTCATAAGTTTTATGGCATGTCAGTTGCTGATACAGTCAAAGACATACAGTTAATTAAATCTACAATAGTTAGAAACATACTCGATAACATGTATCTAACCAATAACGCTAGGTATGCAGTCCTTGCAGGACAAGTAGAGTTAGACGATTTACTTACGTCAAGACCTGGTGGTATTGTGCGTATGAGAAGTCCAAATGCTGTAACTGCTTTACCAACGCCACAGATAACAGGTGATGCTTTCAATATGGTTAAGTATCTCGATGCTGTAAGAGAAGAAAGAAGTGGTGTATCTAAGATGACACAAGGACTTAATCCTGATGTTTTAACCTCGCATGTAACAAGTGGTGCAATATCAGCAGCAACAGAATCGTCAATGCAAAGAATTGAGTTAATTGCACGAATATTTGCAGAAACAGGTATCAAAGACGTATTTAGTTGCATTTATCAGCTAGTGCAAAGGTACGAAGATAGAGAGAAAATAGTATTTTTAAATAACAAATTTGTTCCAATAGATGTATCACGTTGGAAAGATAAACTTAATTGTTTTATTAATGTTGGTATAGGCAGTAGCTCACAGCAAACAAAAATGCAAACTATGAATGGTATTATGCAAATAATGCAACAGATAGTACAACAAGGAGGCATGGGCAGTTTAGTTACAGGAAAAAATATATACAACGCTGTAAGCGAGTTTGTAACACAGTCCGGTTACAAAAATCCTGACCAGTTTATATCTAATCCAGAAATGATGCCACCACCACAGCCACCTGAGCCAACAGTTGAAGAAAAAATAGCTAATCAAAAAGCAGAAATAGAATTGCAAAAACTTGGTTTACAGGCAAAACAAATAGAAATAGATACTGCTATAAAAGCACAAGAACTTAAAAACAAACAAGACGCAGCAGCTATAGACTTAGCCTTAAAACAAAAAGAATTACAAATAAAAGAGTCGCAACTTGCACTCAATCAAGCAGAACTTGCATTAGAGGCAACACAAAATAGACCAGTTAAGATAGGACCAGAGTAATGAAATACTCAGGTTTTGGTAAAATACAAAGACAAAAGCTTGTGTCTAAAAAAATTAAACTTCTTAAAAAAGAAGGAAAATCACAAAAACAGGCAGTAGCAATCGCACTTAATACTTACCCAAAACGCAAAAGGTTGCCACTAGCATGAAAGACTTAAACGAACTCAATCTCGAAATTGAGATTATCAAAAAAGATATAAGCGATATAAAGAACAATCATTTGCAACATATTGAGAAAGATATGCGAGATGTCAAGATTGAGATATTTAGATTCAAGTATATTGTTTATGGTGCAGTTATTGTGTTTGCACTTGTAAGCAATAACATGCAAGAGATATTAAATTTATTTTAGGAGAAACATTATGTATGGCAAACCAATGAAGAAGAAAAATAAGAAGAAAAAGGGTAGATGTTATGGGTGCTAAGACTAAGCATTATTTTAAAACAGGTAAAGAATTTAAAGGAGCTGTGCATAAAATGCCTAATGGTCAAATTCATACAGGCAAGACACACAGCAAAACTTCTAAACAAGTTGTACACTTCAAA